ACTTGGACATGGACTGGAACAGATTGGTCCGACGGTGCAGTTAAACTAGATCCTGAAACAGGATTTAAACAATTCAAAAAAGCTAAAAACAAATTTGTAAAAGAAGCACCAGGTGCGGCGGCTCCACGTGGAGCGGCTCCAGATGAACAAAAACCAGATCCAAAACTAGCACAACAGGTTGCACAAAAAGCAACAGCATTAAAAGGTGTTGTTGGTGGTAAAGCAAGTGGTGCTCAAGTTGCAAAAGGATTAGATAAAGTTGCGGCAGGTGAAACATTACCGCCAAACATTATTAAAGCGATTGCTCCATATGCAACTGCTATTCAAAGTATGATGTCAAATCCTCAACTGTTTGGTAAGTTCAAAGCACTTATGAAACAAGCTGAAGCCGGACAGAACCAGCAATAACAATACCTTAAACACCCCTACATAAATAATTGCATGTTCATACCAAACGTGCAAAAACTAGAGTTCAAAGAATCTGCTGATATCTATACCTACATATATGAGGATGCCGAAGTACTCAATCCAATACTAGCTGAAAAAATTAAAGCTAAAGGAGATTGCCAATATCGAAAAACAAATGTTCAAGCAAATATGACAGAATGGACAATGTTTAGAGATCCTGACTTTAAAAAGATTATTGACTTTGCTATTGAAGTTGTACAAAATGGTCTTGAACATTTAGTTGGTGGTAAGTATGAAGTAACAGATTGTTGGGGTGCAGTATACCAAAAAGGTGATAGTTGTAAACCACATGCACATCATCCTGCTATTTGGAGTTTTGTATATTATGTACAAGCAACACCAGATGATGCACCTTTAGTATTTCCAACAAGTGGTAATGCAATATTTCCAAATCCTGGACTTATAGCAGTATTTCCGGGTTGGGTAACACACGAAGTACCACTACAAAAGAACGATGCCGAACGAATAGTAATAGCAGGTAATTTAACAATTCATCGTACACAAGCGGAATAAAGTTGTTGACAAGCAATAATAGTTCGTGTATAATGTACATAACAATTAATTAAGGAGTTGATATGAGTGATAGAACATATGGCGCTGAAGAAAAAGCCAAACTAGAAAGATTGGTTAATGAAGGCGTAACAGTACTACAAGAAGTAGAAGATCTAAATACAGGTCTAAAAGATACTGTAAAAGCAGTAGCAGAAGAACTAGACATTAAGCCTAGTCTTATTAATAAAGCAATTAAGATCGCACAAAAAGGTGAATGGCATAAAGTTGCTGACGAATTTGATGATTTGGAAACACTAGTAGCCACAGTTGGCAGGGACAAATAATTTTGAATAGAGCAATCGACTTTTTTAAAACAAGCTATAGGCTAAGCCCTATTGCATTCTATTGCGAAATGATTGAGGCGTTGTTCTTAATCTCAGCAAGTGCAATATTGAGCTTTACTATATTAGATCCCGCAACAACAATATTTGTACCATTATATTTGGTTGGAAGTTTATTGGGTATTGTTAGTGCAGTTATTAGACAAGCGGCATTTGTAATTATACTTTGTTCTTGGTTCTCAGCAATGAACCTTTGGGCATTAATACAGTTGTTCGTAATATGAAATATATGGTTGACATAGATCAAACAATCTGTTATAATAGTAACAGTGAATATGAATTTAGTGAACCAGATGTTCAACGTATACAACATTTCAATAAGTTGTATAATGAAGGCAATGAAATACATTATTGGACTGCTAGAGGCGGTACCACAGGCAAAGATTGGAGTGAGCTTACTAAAGACCAATTTGCTAAATGGGGTGTACTATACACAACATTAAGTTTTAGAAAGCCACACTATGACATTTGGATAGATGACAAGGCAAGAGAGGCGAATGAATATTTTAGAAAGATTAAAGAAGAAGGTAATCGTCGGCCATAAGCGACAGTATTGGTTTTTGTCAGCCCCAAGTGACATACGAGGAGTAAAAATATGAGTTATGTAGACGCACAGTTCGATCGTGATCAGGATTTGATCAGAGTAGTCGAACGAAAAGATGGTAAGCGTTCTTACGCAGAATATCCAATCAAATACACATTTTATTATAAAGATCAACGTGGTAAGTACAAAAGTATTTACGGTGATCCATTAAGCAGAATTGTTGCTAAAAACACAAAACAGTTTCGTAAAGAACTAGCCATTAATGCAAACAAAGAATTGTTTGAAAGTGATATTAATCCAATCTTCCAATGTTTAAGTGAAAACTATTTAAATGTAGATTCACCTAAGTTAAATGTTGCATTTTTTGATATTGAGACAGACTTTGATCCAGAACGTGGCTTTGCTGATCCAAGTGATCCGTTTATGCCCATTACTGCTATTAGTGTACACTTACAATGGTTAGATACATTAGTTACATTTGCTATGCCTCCAAAAGGCTTAACTATGGAACAGGCAGAAGAAGAAGTTAAAGATTTCCCTAACACATACTTGTATGAAAAAGAAGGAGATATGTTAGAAGCATTTCTTGATATTATACAAGATAGTGATATACTTACAGGTTGGAACAGTGAAGGTTATGATATTCCGTATACTGTTAATCGTGTAAAAAGAGTTTTAAGTAAAGATGATACAAGACGTTTTTGTTTGTGGAAACAACTTCCTAAAAAACGTGAGTATGAAAAGTATGGTCGTAAAGCAGAAACATATGATCTAATTGGTCGTGTGCATTTAGATAGTTTAGAATTATATCGTAAGTATACATATGAAGAAAGACACACATACAGACTAGATGCTATTGGTGAACTAGAAGTTGGTGAAAACAAGACTGTATACGAAGGTACATTAGATCAACTTTATAACAACGACTTTAAAACGTTTATTGAATACAACAGACAAGACGTTGCACTACTAGACAAACTAGATAAGAAACTAAAGTTTATTGACCTTAGTAACGAACTAGCACACAGTAACACAGTTTTACTACAAACTACTATGGGTGCAGTTGCAGTTACAGAACAAGCTATTATTAACGAAGCACATCACAGAGGGCTACAAGTTCCTAACAGAGTAAAACGTGAGCCAGGTAGTGATCCTGCCGCGGGTGCCTATGTTGCATTTCCTAAAAAAGGTGTACACAAGTGGATTGGTAGTATGGACTTGAACAGTCTGTATCCTAGTGTTATTCGTGCATTGAATATGGATCCAGCAACAGTTGTTGGACAACTACGTCCAGACATTTCAGATGCTCGTGTACGAGAAGACATGGGCCTTAAGAAAAAATCCTTTGCAGGTAGTTGGGAAGGACGTTTTTCAACAGAAGAATATGAAGCAGTTATGGAACAAAAACGTGATACTGCACTAACTGTGGATTGGGAAAACGGACAAAGTGATGTACTATCTGGTGCAGAGATATACAAACTTATATTTGACAGTAATCAACCTTGGATGCTTAGTGCAAACGGTACTATCTTTACAACAGAACACGAAGGTGTTATCCCTGGACTACTTAAACGTTGGTACAGTGAACGTAAAGAACTACAAGCGATGTTAAAGAAGGCTAAAGATGCCGGCAATGCTACAGAAATTGAGTATTGGGACAAGAGACAACTTGTTAAAAAGATTAACTTGAACAGTTTGTATGGTGCTATTCTTAATCCAGGTTGTAGATTCTTTGACAAACGTATAGGACAGTCAACTACACTATCAGGTCGTACTATTGTTAAACACATGAGTGCAGAAGCAAACAAAGTTATTACAGGTACATATGATCACGTAGGTGATGCAGTTATATATGGTGATACAGACTCTGTTTACTTTAGTGCTTACCCAACTCTTAAAGAAGGTATTGACAAAGGCGAAATTCCGTGGAGTACAGAGAACGCTATTAAACTATATGATCAAGTAAGTGAAGCAGTTGACAGCACATTTATAAACTTTATGCTAGAAGCATTTCATTGTCCAAAGAGTCGTGCAGATGTTATTGCGGCAGGTAGAGAGATTGTTGCAAAAAGCGGATTGTATATTACTAAGAAACGTTATGCGGCATTAGTAATTGACAACGAAGGCTTTAGAACTGACGTAGAAGGCAAGCCGGGCAAAGTAAAAGCAATGGGCTTGGACTTGCGTAGATCAGATACTCCAGTATTCATGCAGGAGTTCTTAAGCGAACTATTGCTTATGGTACTTACTGATGTTGAAGAAAGAAAAGTACTAGATCGTATTACAGAATTTCGTAAGGAGTTTAAATTACGTCCTGGGTTTGAAAAAGGTGCACCTAAACGTGCAAACAAAATTGGACATTATCAACGTCTTGAGGAGAAGCAAGGTAAAGCAAACATGCCTGGACATGTAAGAGCAAGTATCAATTGGAATACACTGAAACGTATGAACGGTGACAAGTATTCGCAAGAGATTGTAGATGGTATGAAAGTTATTGTTTGCAAACTAAAACAGAATCCTTTGGGCTTTACAAGTGTTGCGTATCCAACGGATGAATTACGTATTCCAGATTGGTTTAAAGAACTGCCGTTTGATGGAGATGCAATGGAATCAACTATTATTGATAACAAACTAGATAACCTAATTGGTGTGCTTAACTATGATTTAGAAGACACTAAACAGAACAATACGTTCAATAGTTTGTTTGACTTTGGAGGTGAATAATGCAACATACAATACAACAACTAATGGATAAGGTCAGTGCTATGCACGGTTTAGCCGTACAAGCACATAGAGAAAAATACAAAAGTGCAGATAGAGAATATGATGTATTTAAAGTAACTATGTTGGTTGAACAAATACAGGCACTTGCAGGTGATATCTACAACGATAGAACACCTCATCCTAAATTACAAAAGAAGAAGGAGACTGAATGAAACTAACTTTAATTGGGTACGGGTTTGTCGGCAAGGCTGTATACGAAGTACTCAAAGACTACCACGAAATAACGATTGTTGATCCTGAATATAACGGTAATGTTATCGACAATGACAGCGACGGTTATATTGTTTGTGTACCAACACCAGCAACAATAACCGGAGCATGTAATATGACTATTGTTGACACAGTAATCAAAGCATGCCCAAATGATAAACCTATTCTAATTAAAAGCACAATTAGTTTAGAAGGTTGGCGTAAGGATATTCAGCCACAAGGTAAAGAAGTTACATTTAGTCCAGAATTTTTAACTGCCGCAAATGCAAATGAGGACTTTAAAAATCAAACTACAATGTTATTTGGTGGAGGTAATGTAGAGTTTTGGAATGATGTGTTTATATTAGCAAAAGGTTTCAATCCAATTTATGCAACAGTAGAAGAATTAATATTAACAAAATATTTACGTAATAGTTTTTTAGCAACTAAGGTTGCTTTCTTTAACGAAGTTTATGATTTGTGTGAATCTGCAGGAATAGATTATAATCAAGTTAAAGCATTGGTAGGAGAGGACAAAAGGATTACACATAGTCATATGCAAATTCCTGGTCCGGACGGCGACAGAGGTTTTGGAGGAGCATGTTTTCCAAAAGATACAGAAGCATTACTATATTCAGCAAATGTAGTTGGCGCCTGGTTACCAATATTATCAACGGCTGTAAAAAGCAATAAGAACATAAGGAAAGAAACATGAAGATACTATTAACAGGGCATCTAGGTTTCATTGGATCACGACTATACGAAAAATTAGTTGTAGATGGACATGATGTCGTCGGTATAGATATTAAAGAAGGTACCGACATACTAACAGCAGAATTACCTAAAGTAGATTTTGTTATTCACTTGGCAGGCATTGGAGGTGTAAGAGAAAGTCTTGCAGATCCTGCAAAATATTGGAATACTAATGTAGAAGGAACAAAGCGTATACTTGAATTTTATGACGATGTTCGAGTATTAGTAGCAGGATCAAGTTCGCAGTATGAACCACACTTGAATCCTTATGCCGCAAGTAAGAATGTAATTGAAAACATTCCACATCCTAATGCGTTGTTTATGAGATTCCATACAGTGTATAGTGAAAGTCCAAGAGCTAAAATGTTCTTTGATAAATTACTTAATGGTACATTAGAATATACTACTAATCATCAAAGAGACTTTATACATTTAGAAGATCTTACAGATGGTATAATCTTATTAATGGACAAAGACCTTACTGGAAATGTAGACATTGGTACAGGAGAATGTGTACGGATCCAAGATATAAGACCCGACTTGCCTGTAAAGTTAAATACTGTTGGCGAAAGAACAAAAACACAGGCAAATACACATTTGATGGATAAGTTAGGCTTCAGACCTAAATATACAGTAGATGGATTTTTAAAAGAACAAGGCTTTAAGAAATGAAGATAGGCTTCACATGTAGTACATTTGATCTGCTCCACGCAGGTCATATACAAATGCTGAGAGATGCAAAAGAACAATGTGAATACTTGATTTGTGGCTTACAAATTGATCCAAGTCTTGATCGTCCAGAGAAGAATTCACCCGTACAAACTATAGTAGAAAGACATACACAACTTAGTGCTATCAAGTACGTTGACGAAATAATCCCATATCAAACAGAAACAGACTTAGAAGACATTCTAAATATGCTTCATATTGACGTTAGGATTTTAGGTGAAGAATACAAAAATGGTAAGTTTACTGGTAGGGCTATATGTGCCAAACGAGGAATCGAACTGTTTTTTAACAAAAGAGAACACCGTTTTTCGAGCAGTGATCTCCGAAATAGAGTAAAAAGTAGTTGACTTTATCAACAAAATGTCGTATAATAAAAGGAACATAGGAGAAGTATAATGAAAGATATTTTACAAGATGTAGTAGCAAAGACACATTCTCTAGGCTTTTTGAGCTTAGTGAAAGTAACAGGCGATGATGCCGGTACTACAGTTGAATCAATGGCAGAAGATCGTAGTGTGATCCTGTCAGCAAACACAAAAGAAAAGGTAGCTGAATTTGGTGCAAACATTTTTGGTATGCCTAACTTGGATAAACTTGCATTGCATTTAAAGAATCCAGAGTATCAAAAGAATAGCAAACTTACTGTTGTTAAACAAGACCGTAACGGAGTAACTATTCCAACAGGTATTCACTTTGAAAATGAAGCAGGTGATTTCCAGAATGATTTCCGTTTTATGTCAACAGAAATTATTAATGAAAAACTTAAAAGTGTTAAGTTTAAAGGTGCAACATGGGACGTAGAGTTTACTCCATCGTTAGCGGCTATTACAAGAATGAAATTACAAAGTGCGGCACATTCAGAAGAAACAACTTTTACAATTAAAGTTGAAGAAACTGGTGGTGTTAGTGACGTAATGTTTTACTTTGGTGATGCAAATACACACGCAGGTAAGTTTGTGTTCCAAACAGGCGTTGAAGGTAACTTGAAACATCCATGGACATATCCAGTAGCACAAGTACAAGCAATCCTAAACTTAGATGGACAAGCAACAATGAGTCTAAGTGATCAAGGAGCAATGCAAATTACAGTTGACAGTGGTATGGGTACATATAATTACATTTTACCAGCACAATCTAAGTAGGAGAAAAAGTTGAATACGGACTTAACAACAGAACAAAAAGACTATGCAATCTTTCTTCCAGCTCTAAGTGGATTCTACGCAACATTTGTAGGTAAACAAAGACGTGAAGAATATGTTGAAGAAAGTCGTATTCCTTATCCTAATATGGAAAGTATGAATTGGTTAAACAAAAAAGAAGGATTGTTTAACTATCATTGGACATTGTACTCAGCAGGACATGCTGAGTTAGATACAATGAAAGATGCACCTAAAGAACTTATGGTTAGAGAACGTGATCGTAAAAACAGTTGGTTACTTGGTGACAGTGGTGGCTTCCAAATTGGTAAAGGTGTTTGGGAAGGCGACTGGAAAGATCCTAACTGTCCTAAAGCACAAAAGAAACGTGAGCAAGTACTTGCGTGGATGGATGCTTATATGGACTATGGAATGATACTTGATATTCCGGCTTGGGTGGCACGTTCACCTGCTGGAGCAAAAGCAACAGGTATTAGTACATACCAAGAAGCAGTTGATGCTACACGTATTAACAACGATTATTTTATGAAGAATCGTTCAGGTGCTTGTAAGTTCCTTAATGTATTACAAGGTGAAAATCATGCTGATGCAGAAGATTGGTATCAGCAAATGAAAGACTACTGTGATCCTAAAAAGTATGAGAATCATTTTAATGGTTGGTCGATGGGTGGACAGAACATGTGTGATATACACTTAGTTCTAAAACGTATTGTAGCATTAAGATTTGACGGATTACTTGAACAAGGTAAACATGACTTTATGCACTTCTTAGGAACATCAAAACTAGAGTGGGCTACACTACTAACTGATATTCAAAGAGCAGTACGTAAGTATCATAATCCAAACTTTACAATTACATTTGATTGTGCTTCTCCTTTCCTTGCTACAGCAAATGGACAAATTTATATTCAAACTGAAACCGAAGATAGAACTAAATGGGTCTATAGAATGGTTCCAAGTATTGATGAATTGAAGTATGCAACTGATACACGTAACTTTAGAGATGCTGTACTAGCAGATGGTATCTTTAAAAACTTTACTGACAGTCCTTTAACTAAGAATATTAAAGTAAACGATGTTTGTATATATGCTCCTGGAGACACTAACAAGGTTGGTGGTCCTAAAATTTTAGCAGGAGAAATTGACCGAGACAAACATGGTAATCCTATACTAGACGATAATGGTAGCGAAGTTATTCGTAAACGTGATTCAACTAGTTGGGATAGTTTTAGCTATGCTATACAAATGGGTCATAATGTATGGAGTCACATTAATGCAGTACAAGAAGCAAATAGACAATACGACAATGGAAGCGTTCCGGCAATGCTTGTGGAGGAGCAATTCGACAGGCTATATTTTAGAGATGTTGTGGAAGCAATATTTGCAACTTCAAACAGAGATGAGGCAGAAGCAATCATAGAAGAATACAGCAAATTTTGGATGTCAATTATTGGCACTAGAGGAGCAGTAGGCAAAAAGACTGTAAACGCAAATACAGGATTTGGCAATTTATTTGAGGAGGTATAAAGATGGCGACAGGAAGAAAAAGTAAAAGTGCAAAAAAATTACAAAGTATGCACGACTACTTACACAACAAAGTAGATGCAGTAGAAAAGGAACGTGCAGGTGATAGATCATACAATCACAAAGCACATCTTATTAATTTGAAAAAACAAAAACTTGCTGTAAAGGATCAGCTTAATAGCAATGAATAGAGATTATGACAATGGTGTTAAGGATGATGTTGTATACTTTACAGGCTTTGAAGTAGAAAAAACTCCAGTACATGGCGAACATACTTTATTTGTTGTAGGTGCTCAAGATCCTAAAGAAGTAATTGAGAGAGTACAAAAAGAAGCAGTCGAACATGTCTACTTAGGTGCTAATCAAAGTTTTAATATTACACTTCCTTTTGGTACTAAAAAAGAACAAACAGACTGGGATAATCTAATTACAGAATTACTAAAATTAGGTATTTGGGTTACACTAGAC